AGAAATCAAAAGTCCCCATAAATTATTAGAAGTATTATTAACGTATGTAGTTTGCGTTACCTATGATGTATTAGAACATAGTACCAATGAAGCAACCATGTTGATCGGCGCATCCTGGGGCAGAGTCATTAATGATATTGCTAAAGAAAAAGGCATGACCAGAAAAGAAGTTTTCTTTCAAGCAGATATGCTTGGCAATTTAGCTGGAGGAGCTAACACTGATTGGAACTCTATAATTGAATATGGTAAAGACCAAGGGCTTATAGATAAAGATTATGTAATAGATCCAGAAGAGCTTGAAGAACTTGATGAAAAAGAAGTGCTCGACGCTGTTAAGCTTCAAATGGAAAGTAAAAATAAAACCAAACACTAATGGCTGTAAGAAAAGAAGTAAGAATACATATATCCAAGGCTAAGTATAAAAAGACTAGCCAAGGTTATGGCAATGTAAAGTTCAGTACTATGAATAAAAACAAAAAAAAGTCTTTCAAAGCATACAGAGGACAAGGAAAATGATAGATATAAGACATGTATTAATTTTTGTATTAGGCTTGTGCAGTGTCATTCTTGTTTATAATTTAGAAAAATTTTTACTGTAAGTGAAACTAAGACCTTATCAAGAAGACGCTATCACTGCGCTAGAAAGTTGGTTTGCAACTGAGTCAATAGAGAAACACCCTCTACTCAGCTTGCCTACTGCGTCTGGCAAGACAGTTATATTTTCTAATTTTATTAAAAGAACCATAAAAAAATATTCTGATGCTAGGTTTTTAGTCTTAGCACATAGACAAGAACTTATCGAACAAGCAGAAGAAAAAATAAAATCAGTATGGCCAGATGCGCCAGTTGGTGTGCTATCATCCGGGCTGAAAAGATCTGAGTTGGATTCTCAAATACTTGTAGCTTCAAGAGATACTTTGGCTTCTGGATCTAGATTAAAAAAAGTTGGACACTTTGATTACACCATCATTGATGAGGCCCATAACATATCCCCGGACGAACATACTAGATATCAAAAGATAATCAATGAGTTGTCTGCTGAACGAGCTATGCGTGTCTTAGGTTGTACTGCTACGCCTTATCGTATGGGTCAAGGGTATATCTATGGCAAAAGAAAAGATCATTTCTTTCATGACATTGCTTATCAAGCAAAGATACCAGACTTAATAGACCAAGGTTATCTAGCTAGGATTACTTCTTATAAAGTAGATGACAATACTATTATTGATGCTAGTAAAGCCAAGCTTAAATTTAAAGGTGGTGATTACAAAGAATCCGACCTAGAAAAATTAGCCATGGATGATAAAACTATTGTCGCTATCATTAATGATTGGTTAGACAAAGCATACACCAAAGGCAGAACAGCTTCTGTATTCTTTTGCGTATCAGTATTACATGCTATGAAAATGAACATGCACTTACAAAAGCATGGGATTGAATCAAGATTACTAACTGGCGAAACTCCCGGAGAAGAAAGAAAACAAATACTAGAAGATTTTGAATCTGGGAAAGTACATGCTGTTTGTAATGTCGGTGTCTTAACAGAAGGTTGGGACGCTCCTAGAACAGATTGTATTGCTATGTTAAGACCAACCAAAAGTCTAGGGCTCTACGTTCAGATGTGCGGTCGAGGTATGCGACTGTACCCAGGCAAAGATAATTGTTTGCTTTTGGATTATGGCGAGAACATTGCTAGACACGGTTGCATTGATACAGCCAAGCCAGATCAAGAAGTAAAAATAAGAAGACCTAAAATTTGTGGCAGTTGTTTAGCTGTCAATCCACCGCATGCAAAGAAATGTGTCGAATGCAATGAAGAGTTCCCAGTAGCAGAGTTCTTAACTTTCTTAGTACCTATGGAAGAAAGAAAGGTAGCTAAGAAAACCAAAGCAGATTCTGGAGCAGTTATCTCTGATGAGAAACAAAAGAACAAGAGTTCTTTGGAAGTTGTAACTAGTGTTAGTGCTGCTGTTGCTGACTCTAAAAATGGCAACAAATATTGTAAGGTATTCTTTTACGTTGATAATCAATTCTTACCTAGGATGATGCCACTTATGTTTGGTCACTCAAGAATGCACGGACTAGCAATCAACCATTGGTGTCGTTTAGTAGATCCAAAAATCTGGGGCGTACCTAGAACTTCTGAGCAAGCAGCTGCTAAGATAAATCAAGGAGCTCTTAAAGGAGTTAAGTCTGTTGGGATAAAACGAGAAGGTAAATATTTTAATATAAAGAAAGTAATTTTTGACGATAAGGAGATATTTCTATGAGCAAAATAAATGAAATGATAGATCATGTAATGTTATCTGAGCCGCCAAAGTATCGACCATATTTAGGTATGAGCCAGATTGGTAATCCAGATGAAAGAATGTTGTGGTTAAATTTTAGATGGTGCTTACCACCAAATAAGTTTGAGCCAAGAGTATCTAGGATTTTAGAACTAGGTAATGTTATTGAAGATGTAGTCATTGATTATCTTAAAAAAGCAGATGGCGTAGAAGTATTTACCGAAGATAAAAAAGGAGATCAGTTCAAAGCTTCTTTACTTGGCGATCACTTCTCTGGGCACATAGATGGCGTAGTTAAAAACTTGCCAGAACATGATGATGATTCTATGGTCCTGGAGGTTAAGAGTTCCAACGACAGAAGATTTAATAATCTAGTAAGCGAAAGTAGTTATGAGCGTTGGTCACTAGAATATGAAGCGCAAGTGCATTGTTATATGGGTGCTTTTAAATTACCTAAGTCATTGGCTTTGGTTTACAACAAAAACAATTCTGATATCTATACCGAAGTAATTAAATACAATCATGATCTGTTTGTTTCTTTGATAGATAAAGCTAAAAGAATTATTACTTCGCCAGAGCCACCAGATTTATTCTTGAGTGAAAACGATTGGAAAGTTAAGAACTTACCAAAAGAATCTAGAGAAGTTTATTTAGGTAGAGCAGAACCAGCTTTTAAAAACTGTAGAAACTGCAAACATTCAAGACCTTTGATAGATGTATCTGGAGCCACGTGGCACTGCGACAAACAAAAGAAAATGTTGAACCCTAAAATGCAGATGGATATAAAAAATTGTCCAGACCACGAGCTTATATTCGGTTTAATCCCTACACCTTTTTAATAAAAAGTTTGCAATAATATATAAAAATCGTTATATAATACGCATATCTCTATAAAGAGGTGCGTAATGGCTAAAATATTTAAATTAGATACATTTAAAAACATAGCTAGTCTTAGAGGCGAAACTACCAGTCTCGCTGATTATCCTTGCATCAACGCCTGCCACTGGCCTACCAGTATGGAAAATGGTCGTTGTACTGTTTGTGGTTTATATGATTACCAACACTCTCCAGTGTTTTGGAAATCATTACCAAAATTAGAGCGCAAGATGATAAACCTTAATAACTCTGAGAAAGGCTATAAAATAAAACAGATCTATAAGTAAAGCACTGGCTTAGGTGTAGATCGCTAAATATATGTTTACCATATATAAGGCGAAGCTGACACTAATCACATACCCAGCACTCCCGGTGAGTATATTCTTAAAATTCATGCGCGGATTATATACAAAAATATTTTGCATATAAAAAAAACTTTTTATTTCTTTTTATTTCTTACAATATTTTCACACCACCAGAGCAACATGTCCTCGCTCAAGGTATGTTTGATGATGTTGGCACGCTGACAAACCAATTGAATGTTGTATCTGACATACCATTCTTCTGGATCTATTCTGTCTATGGTTACGTTGAGGTCCTTCTTACCACTGCCGTCTCGATAATGTGTCATCAATACGCCAGACAAAGCACAAAGACCATCTTGTTCTTCCCATATCTCTATCAAATCTTCTGGCGTTATCTCCCAATCCTTCTCTGGATTCTTGCTAACTCTAGTATGTCTTAGTTGATTGTGAATTAAATTTAAAAAGCTTTTGTAACTTGATGATCGTTTTCTGTTTCTATCTATGACATGACAATCTTTACAAAGACCGCGATAGGTTGTGCCACCGCCAACTTGTTCTCTAGCTTCAAAAAATTTAATCTTCCGCCTTTTCTTGCAAAGCGTACAAGTTCTGGTTTTTTGAGTCATTAGGCCCTGGGCGATTGAATTACTTCTATGGTTACGTCCGGGTATATTGCTTCTACTAATTTCTTTTTTAATTTAAAGACATCAGTCAATACTCCCTTAGTATCTTCTATGACTTCTTCTCCTTTGACGTTCTTGTATTTAAAATCTGCTATGTAAGTACAGATTTTTTTACCTTCAACAAAACATGGAAATTGTGGGTGAACTTCTATGTCTGACACTGCCCCAGCAGATTCTAATTCTTTTAAAAATTTATATCTTGCCGCCTCTAATTTGCTATCAAATGTGATACCATCTAGTTTCACCTTTATAGCTCCGTACTTGTTATAGCCCATAATTTATTATACAATTTTTTATATATTTTAAGAAAGAATTAACATACCAGGAGAAGCTAAATGGCAACCCACGTAACCATCGGAGTAAACAAAGAGACTCACAAAAAATTAGGCAAGCTTGCATCAT